TCATGCTTCCCCTCGACAAAATCCGTTTTGTTGATGATGGCATAGCCATCGGGATGCACGACTTTTACGGTTTCACATGACTCTGACATGAGGCCTCCTGTAATAAGTAGGTAACACAAGGGCGGCATGGGCCGCCCTGTGTCTGGTTATTAGCCAAGCAGCACGACGATGCCATCGCCCTTAATGGCTTTGACACCCCATGCCAACCCAACTTCCCACTTCACTCGCCTGTACTGGCGGTACACAGCCACTTGAAAAGCCAAGCCAGACACCGGATCGGTGATCGACAAGACATCGTCTGCCGCATCGCCCCCTTCCGGCATGGCCGGCACACGCGTAGCCAGCTGGAGGTAATTCCGCTGGAAGTAGACGTTCTGTGTCGCCGTATTGCCCACCGTCAACGCCACGTTATCAGCCAATGTCTGCCGCAATCCTGGTGACCCAATCACAATCGTCCCAGGGGCTGCAATGCCCGTGGTCACAACGTACTTATTGGTATCACCCGCGAAGGTCACCACATCGCCCGCCAAAATCGTGCCCGTCCCAGTGTCCAAAATGATGCTGGTCGTGCCAATCGCATACGGACCCGCATTATTCACCAAGTAGCCCGAGCCGGTTCCCTTGGTCGGCGTTGGGACGCCTGCCGAGTCCCGCACGTCGGCCCCCATCAATCGGCCCATAATCCCCTGACGCAACAGCTCATCCGTTCCGGCTTCATTCACCTTGAACAAGACATTCTGTTTGCCACGGATATTGGCCATTGCCGCGGTGCCCAATACCAACTGGCGTCCAGTCTTGGGTGCACCGTTATCGTCCGCAATCTTGATGATCCCAGCCATATCGGTGAGATCCCCCGCTGTGCCGAATGGCGCGGTCCCAGCCGTTCCAAACGCGCGGCTTGCGCCCTGGTACGCGGCATTCGCCAAATCGACTTCGACCAAATTGACCAGGGCACGCATCGACTGTGCAAACTGATCAATCACCGCCCGCTTCGCTGCCGGATTCTTGGATACCGACAACTGCTCTTCCCCAGTCCACCGCACCGGCGAGTACTTGGACTTGTTAATCGTCATCGTGGTATTGCCCATCGTCTGATCCCCATCATCGGGCGCAGTCGTCCCAGGGGTCACATCTGCCGTGCTCGCTGCCGGCGCAATGTGAATATTGATGGTCTGATTCAAGGCAACTTGATCCGCGCTCGAATCACGGCCAGCCGCCGGAATGAACCCAACCAATTCACGGGACACTATGTCCAAGGCTTCATACAGAATTGGAATCATATTGGTAATGGTATTTGCCATTGTCCAAACTCCTTCATAAAGGGTTATGAGTGAAAGCTACAACGCTCTATGTGCCCCTCAGCCCCGCTGAAGGTGCCTCATCCCCGATGAGGACTTGGGTAGGAAATAGCTCACAGCCCGGCTATGAGCACGGTGTCGGCCCCCTCCATCACCGACAGAGAGGGCGGACCCCGTTAGTCAACAATCAGATAGCCCATCCGTACCAACCGCACTCGTTCCTCCGCGCGCATCTGATCCCATGACGACCGCTTGACGATCTTATACCCCAACCACACCCGAAAAGTCCTCCACATGTTAATCAACAATGGTCACCTCACGCGCCACCTTGGCTTTACGCGACGCATCTGTGATGGCATCAAACTCTGACCGCTTCATCACTTTCGCCCCCGGCTGACTATTGTTGCCGTTGTTACGTGCGCCGCCACCCGTGGAGGCCTTCACCAAGTAGGGGTGTTCCTTGGCCACATCCTGCAAATACTCCCCAATCGTCACCGGCTCCCCCTTCGCCCCAAACACCACGGAGCCATCCTCTTTCACGCGCACCACTTTCCCATCTTTGTATACAAAGTTCTTGAGCACTTCGGCTTTGAGCATCGACCCCACATTGGCTTGGAAGCCCATCTCTGGGTCCCCCACAGCGCGTTGCAATTCACTATCCACAATGTAGGTGTCGCGATCTTTGAATGCGCCATCTCGCTCATCCTGCACCTTCTTGATGGCGTGATCCTTGGCCTTGATCTGATCCTCATACGTTTGGCGCATCTTCTCGGTGCGCAAATTGATCACTTCATCAATCTTCCCATCCTTGAGGAGCTTCTTCTCTTGGTCATTCTCGATGGCCTTCATGGCCTCAGTATACTTGGTCAAGTCAACCCCTGAGAATTTCGCCAACTCCTCTTTCATCGAATCCAGTTGTTTTTTTAACTCGGTATTATTGGTCCGAAACTCATCGAGCTTGGCCTTATCGACCATCCCTTCCACGTCGAGGATGAAGCCGTTCTCGGTCTTCTTGTACAAACCTTTGGTGGCCTCATCCAACCCGTCCAAACTTGCCAACATGGCTTTTAACATGACCGTGCTCCTTGTTGTTTTGCAGAAGGCTCCCTTCTGCTCAAAAATGGTTTTGCGCACACATCGCACGCGTTCGCCACAATGATGCGCTCTTTATGCGGCATCGCACATCGGCATTGCTGCAAAACGATTCCACACGTACACTGGATAATATGATGACCGATCATAGCTTCTGGAGTTCCTTCAGGGTCAACGGATTCCCACGTTGATCGATGAGATCCCGCAAACTGATATCACCCTTTTCCCACAAGGCCAGCCGGCCAGGGCCCAACACCGACAACTGCACGGCCTTGGATTGGTCCCGTAACCACTCCTCATAGGTTAAATGCCCCGCCACCTGGCCGGTCATCGAGGCCTGCGTGGCTTTGGGGAGTTTCTCCACCTCCTTACGGATTTGTGTATCAATCGATTTATCCCCGATGATGTCCCCGACACTCTTCACAACCGGCATCAACGTGGTGCGACAATTCGGGTGCCACGGTGGCGGTCCAGGGAAAGTTTCATCCGTATCGGTGCCGGGCATCGGATCACCATCTAGTGTCCAGGCAAACCCAGACCGCGCCATACAAATATCCGATGTGCGATCATCCAACGTCGCCTGAGCCTGAACCCCATCAATGACATCGGCATTGGCTTGGAACACTGCCATCCGCGCATCGTTCAAAATCGATTGGGCACTGGTCCGCACAACAACTTCTGCCCCACGCCGTGTCGTCTGCATGAGGCCATCCTGAAACTGATTCTTCTTGGTCCCGCGCACCCGCTGGATCAATTGGCCCGTGGTCTCCCCCGCAAAGACCCCTGCGCGCATCTCCACCGCAAACTTCGCTTGCAGAGAGGCCGACTGTTGTGCCCAGTAGGACTGCAATGGGGCTCCAAACACGGTGTTCTCACTCAACATTGATTCCACCACGGTGCGCGGCACGCCCACGGCAAAGAGATCCACCCCGAGATTCCGATTGACCACTTTGGCGGTAGCCTCTAATTCAAACGCCCCCATATCCACTAACATCTCAGCATGGTCCTGGGCGATGTCGTCATACGCGGTTTGAATCACTTTGCGTGTTTCCCGTAGCAGGGCGCGATTCCGTTCCAAGGTAAAAGTCTCTGCGCCAACATGCTGGGCGATCTTGTTCACCAATTTTGCCTCAAGTTTCTTCAAGGCTTTGAACACCGTGCGCCGTTGGTCCGCCTGCAATCGCTGTAAGTTAACATCGTGCCCAATGAACTTACGCGACAGCTGGCTGGCGAGTGTTGTCCGACTTGTTGAGATCTTCGTCTTCGTTGCCATTGCCATTGACCATCGCGTTGACTTCCTCAATCAATCGCTTCGCACTCTCTTCCTCAATCAAGGCCTCTTCATCTTCTGCATCCACATCAGGCCGCGCCACTTCCCCGCGTTGCAAATTCCAGTACCACGTCTCATAGCTGATCCCACCCCCTTGGTAGACCTGGAACAACGCGGTCAACTCTGGGCCGGTCATTGGGGTCGCCATAAAGTCGCTGTTCAACTCGGCATTGATCTTGTCCGTATCCTTGATGCCCATCCACGTCGCATGCCATCGCAAGACCTGCGTCAACCCCAGCCCCACAACAATGGCCATCGATTGCAGAGTGCTACGCTCCCCTGAATACCGCTGCGTCAGGGTGGCCGCCGCTTCCACCGAGGGCTTTTGTTCCTCCAGCATCCGCGCCCCAAGCACGGCCATCAGGCGTTCCTTCGACTCCATCGCTTTTTCCAACGCGGTGAGGCCTTGGCCGGTGAACTCTAACATCCCGGCATGCGCCTGGGGGTCGCTGGACACCCACGCCACGGTGGAGCCAATGCGCAATTTTGTATCCTTGGGGAAGCCCGCAATCCATGGTGTTGGCAGCGCGGTGAAATGCCGGCCATGCTCCAAATCCGCGCTGGAGCGATAGTGCGAGAAATTCACATCGGCCAAATCTAGCAACGGGGGTTTCTCTGGGCACGGCTCAAGGCCTTTGATGCCAAAGAAACAAAAGGGAATAAAGTCCAGCGGCATGCCGCGAAACGTGGGCCGGATTTCCTCAACGGTATATTCCTCACTATCCTTTGCTTTGGTGTACACATGCTGAATGTAGGCGCCACTATCCATTAGCAAGACTCGGTAGCGGTCCTGTTGTTCGGTTTCAAACATATCCTCGCCATCCACCGACTCATAGGACTCTTTGAGCACGAGCATCACGAGGACTTGCTTGCCATTCTCCACCGTGATACGCCAATTGATAATTTGCTCGGCACAATAGGTCGTCCAGTAGGGGCGGGTGCTGTCCACTTTGGCAGGATCTACTTCCCCAGGGCGATCCAACAGGACGCCGACACGCCCCGTTTGGAGCAAGTCGATGAACACACACTTGGTGAAGATCGTCAAGGGTTGACCCGTCAAGGTGATATCATCCAGGTGCGACAACATCGCATCCGGCACATCAAACTTCGGGTCTTTGCGCGTCACCGCCCCCGTGAGACCTTCGACTGTGCGTGCGGTGGCGCCATACCACAAGGCCCGTAACACATAGGCGTCATACTCCCCTTGCGTTTGTGAATCCAACCGCGGCAAGTACCGATCCCCTTGGGCCTTGACCGCATCACCACCCGCAAAGGCATCGCGGCATCGTCGCCATTGATCTGCGCGCGCACTATACTCAGCGTGTGTTGTGTCAATTGGCATCTAGGCCCCCATGAGCTTGAGCATCTGCACTTCACGACGTGCGTACGTGAGCGCATAGCGGGTTTCATCACCAATGTGATCTTCCGATGCGGTATCCACATCTTCGATCTTCCGCGTATCGCGCGGCAATGCCGGCACGGTTCGGATGAACTGCCGACACGTATTGAAGACAAATAACCCAGGCTCCTCCATGGGTTGCTTCATTGAGGCTTGTAATCGTCGTCGCATCGCTTCCCATCCAGCCACGCGTGACCCGCTGCCGGTAGGGGCGGCAATAAAGGACAAGCCCACCGCGCCCATCGCCCCGGCAATGCTGGCCCCATTGACCACATTGAAGATGGATGGGTCGGCTGGCCCTTCCTCGATTTGAAACTTGTGCGCCTTCATCATCGCACGTTCAATCTCAATGGCCCGTTGCGCAATCACCGTGTCCACAAGGTTGATGCCTTTGTTCGCATCCGTCCCATTCCATCCATACCATTCCCCAATACGAATGCGGGTATCTTTGGGAAAGCGCAAGATGGTCCCATTCGGCAACTCGACAGAGTCCCCATCCGCAATCGCCCACCACCCAATCGAGAAGGGCGCACTGCTTCCCCAGTCAAAGGCCCGATACACCGTCCATGTGCGCGGGATGACAAAGGGCGGAATGACGTGAATGGACTCGTTCCACAAATCATCAAACATTCCCCCGGCGACGATATTCCACAGGCCTTCCAACCAGGCCTTGACCAACCACTCTGGCCCCGCCCCGCGCAAACGATCTGCGTAGCCAGGGTCACTGCGCATGAGGATTTTGTTATCCGAGAGTTTGCTTGGGATGAAGATGCGCCACTTCTTGGTGATGGGATCAAACCATGGGCGCAAGGCCTGCGCCGGGTCCACGAACCGCGCTTTGACCCAGTTGTGTCCACGGCCCCCAGGATTCCCTGTGGCGATCCATTCGCACTCCACTTTGTTGGATGACCGCAAGGTGGCGCTGACTTTATCAATGCCGGTTGGCGTGGCCCAATTGCTAATCTCTTCCCACGCTTGCCACGTATAGGCATGCCCTTGATAGTGGTCCGCGTGCTTATCCTGCTCCATGTAGCGGAACTTGAGGCTGGCCCCATTGGGGAATTCCCATCGTCGTTTGCCATTGTGATAATGGGCGCCCAGGCGGCTATACACCACTCTGGCTTGATCTTGGACTTCTTCCAGCTCATCGTAAGTGTGTCGGAAGAGGATGCCTTTGGCGTAGCGCCCCCATCGATTGGCGTGACGTGTCCACTTCCCGAGTGTGCCAGAGGTTTTGCCGCCGCCACGCGCACCCCCAAAGAAGATTTCCACAATGCCGCGAAACGCTGGATTGTTGCGTTGTTCAGGAGGGCAATGTGGGAAGGGTTGGGACGCTGGGCACCGGACCAGCAGTGTTTGCGGCCCAGGTTGAGGGGCCCAGGCAACGTCATACTCAACCCCTTCAAGAGTTACCGGCATCAGTGTTGGATGCGATGGTCTCGGCTTCGCGCACCAGCCGTTCCCAATCCTCAAACGTCTCAACGGGCTCAGCCATGGCCACCACAAAGGGTTTGCCATTCTCGTTGCTGATCATCAAGCGATCTGGGGGTTTGCCATAGCCATACGCCAAGGCCAATTTGATGGCGGCCAGCGACACTTGGCCATCGTTGCAGCGAATCCAATGAAGGAGTCGCGCAAAAATGGGACGCCCATGGTCTTGGATGCGCTTTTGTAATTGAAGTTTGTCTTTGTTGCGGGAGCCTTTTGGCCGGCCACCTTTGCGGTGAAGTGAGTTCTCTTGCGCACTTGATGTATTCTCTACTGTCAGCTCATTCTCTGCCATAGTGAGGCTTTTACCCTGTCTTCACATGGAAGTAAAGCTGCTTGTGAATTTCTCTCGCGCACGCAATCTATGAGCACCCCATCATAAACTATGAGCGCCCATCCCCCAATCGTGATTTTGCGCGCCCCATTCACCCCAGCTCATCACAACACCGACATGGATTCCAACATATGCACGCGAATGTGTTGACATGGATTCCAACATATGCACGGTGGTTTTCGCGGACTAGTGTGGCCTTGTTGCCCTAGGATTCTATTAATAATTAAAATTCCTCTTACTACTTTATTTATTTTGATATAAATACTAGGTAAACAAGGCCGAACTAGTCCGGGACTAGTGGGCCGTGCTATTCGGATTTTCCCCTGGCAAAATGAGCTTGTCCAAGAAATTCTCTTCTGGCACGACTCCCTCACGAATGTAGAGGACAAACTTGGTCCCGTTTACCCTCCATCGTCCGTCCTTCGTCCCTGGGTTAACGTAGCGTGTGTAGCCCATCCTTCCCATCGTGGGGGAGAGCTTCCGTACCACGTCGCCTTTTTTCTCCCCCTTCCCTTCGGCCCGATCTGTAACCCAATCCGCGCGAACATAGTCGGGGTAGTTCATAGCGTCCAGGATGTCGTCGAGCCAATCATCTTGGCGTGCGTTGCTTTGAATCACCTCACGGTGCGCTGCCGTTTTGCGTTGCCCCCGGTTGTGCGACCAATGGGACAAATCTCGGTCGAGTAGGAACGCCAAGATATGCGCGTTGCCCCCGGCATGGAACCACTCCCACAGATTATCGAAGTACGGCCCGCGCACCGTCGC